TTCGATCAGGTCCGACATCTGCTGCTTGTTCAGCTTCGATGAATTGAACCCCAGTGGAAACGGCCCAGAACCATCCAGCCCGTCTGCGAATTGAACCTGATGACCAAGGCTGTGCATGAAGGCACTTTTCCATGTTTCAGGCGTCCATTTGCGACCTTCTGGCCGCGCAAGGGCAACGTCCGTCAACATGGCCCACATCTTTGCGTTCTGATCCAGCGTCCGATCGCCGCCAACAACGGTGACGATTGAATAGTCTGGCGCTGCATCGATCAGCTGGTGCGCATGCATGCGCTGGCTTAGGCCTGTCAGTCGAATCTTGTATGGCATCAGCCTGCCCCGTTTTGCGTCCAGTGGTTAATCATGACGCTGCGGACGCGTTCCCGTGGCACGTCAAGTTTGATCGCTGTCTTGTCCAGCGTCGTAGAAGGCATGGCGTTCCAAAGACCGCCTGCTTCTTCTTCGATGCGTTGGAACGTTTCAACAATTTTCCTGTCATAAACCTTCATCGGACACCCCAAACTTTTCGCGCAACTGCGCGATCTTCATGCCAAGTTCTTCCAAGAAAACGACCGTTTCGGTTTCAATATCTTTGCAAAGATCATCGTCACGGTGGACCCGTTGCATCCAGAAAGACATGCCCCCTGGCAGGCGCGGATCGAAAGTGACGAAATCGCACCATTTCCGGCCCGTGCAAATCATCTGAACGTGCATCTGCGTGATGTATTTGCGTGGCACCTTGTCCGACAGCAGCGTGTCGATGTGCGTTGCCGTGTTTGGGCATTTGATTTCGATCAGCCCGTCCGACTTGACAAGACCATCAGGCGATGCGCCGAAGAACTTGATCGTGGGGTGCAGGACGAATCCAGTTTCTTCGACCATTTCGCCTGTCATCAGTTCATAGGCCATGCGCGCCTGCGGTTCGGTATCCGTCCCCCACTGCATCGCTGCGCTGCTGAACCCTTCGCTGGCGGTCCCTGTCAGGCGCTCTGTGATCAGTTGCGCCATGTAGTTCGCACGGCTGGCGCTGTATCCGCTTTTGGTCTTGGCCATGACATCGGTGGTGCGGGATGCTGTTACACATCCCAACCGCGCGTTGAACCATTCATCACTCCGCTGTTCCATCTGCCTCTTCCTTTACTGCTGCGTCATGTTCTGCTTCAATCTTGGCCTGCTTTTTCTTCAGCATGGCGATCACGTCCGCAGCTTGATTTGCGTTCATGTCGATCAGTTCGTTCACCTTCATGAACTGACACACTTTCGCTTCGTTGGTGCTGGTGCTTTCGATCAACGCTTTGATCTGCTGGAACTGATCCGCTCCGATCTTCTTTGGCGCTTCCTGTGGGCGCTTTCCAACTGGTTCTTCTGGCGTTGTCCCGTGATCTGGATCGTCTTTGTCACCAGTCGGGATGGCAAAAAGTCCGCGATAATACTGCTTCAAAACATAACTCTGCGCAGCACCGTACGCTTGCGGTCCATTTCGGATCACTTCAACGTGCCTGCGGACTGTTGGAAGTTGTTCACCAGATTCGTGCCATGTGGTGATCTGATAGGTGATGGAAACCCATTGGGTCGGTCCATGCCTGCCGGGCTTTTCTACAAATTCTCTGACATTTTCATCGATTATGGTGACAAGTCCGTTTTCGGCGCAGATTGGACCGACCGCCGCCATGAAGGCATCAATGCTGGCGAAATCGTAGTTTTGTTCTTTGTTGTGATTGTCTTTTCCGATCCACTTGACTTCCTGCATCACTTTTGCGACTGCTGAATAAATTTTTGCTTCAGTCATTTTAGAACCCCAATCCATATCCGATTACAAGGAAGGCGTATCCGCCGCCGAAAATTGCGATGACCCCGATCAGGTCGCCAAGAAAGTCTGTGAACTTCATCTGTTTTCCTCCGTTAAAGTTCTTCTGCGTAGCGTTCCGCGATGTAGTCTTCTGCGTTGTTGATGGCTTTTTCACCAAACATCAGGACGGCTTGTTCGTGGGTCAATTTGAGAAATCCGACTGTCACGCTTATGATGGTGCAATCAACTTCGGTTTCGTATCCGCGCGAGCCGCCCCAAGAGTAGGGTTCTGCTGGATACCGATTGATTGTCAGATCAGCTCCGCAAGCAACGTCTTCGATGTAAACGTTCCCGTCGAGGTCGATTGTTGTATTAATGCTTGTCATTCGTTTTCCTCCGTTAATAATTCACTTCTAAATGCGCCGAACAGTATATGCAAGAAAAAATTTGCATTGCGCTAAATTTTTCTTTATATGTGGTGTCATCACAAAATGGAGGACGTGAAATGGAAAAGACGAAGGCAGTGATGCTTCTTAATGATTGGTTCAACGATCAGGGCATCAGGAAGAACTGGTTCGCTGAACAGGTTGGCGTCGATGGCGCCTCGATTTCGCGCTGGCTGTCTGGCAAGGTCAGGCCGCACAAAGCTGTTCGCAAGCGCATCGAGGAACTGACTGATGGCGCTGTGCCGATGGAGAGTTGGAAGTAAAATGCGACCCAAACACTTTAGCAAAGCTTCGCGCAACAAATACGGCGCAAAGAAAACAATCATAGGCCACATCCGGTTTGACAGTAAGAAAGAAGCGAACCGCTTCATGGAGTTGCAGCTGCTGAAACGTGCAGGCGAAATCAGCGACCTGCGGCGTCAGGTGAAGGTGGAACTGCTCGGACAGTATCGTCCGCTCTACACGCGCACGGGTCGCAAGATGAAGCTGACGTTTGATTTCTCATACATCAAAGACGGTGTTCAGGTTTACGAAGACGCCAAGGGGTACCCAACGCGCGATTATGAAGTGCGGGTCGCTGTGGCCCGTGCAATGGGGCTGGAGGTCAAAGAGACATGAAGCAAGACATTCTGATTTATCTGTTACAAAACGAAAGCGCATCAGCTGGAACGATCGCGCAGGAGATCGGCCGAGAACCGCGAGAGGTCCAAGGCCTTCTGATCCAGATGGACGATGCTGGCGATGTGCTGATGAGAAACGGAATATACAGGATAAGTGAAGCGGCGAGGCTTCGAGCGTTAAAGCGCTTTGACTATCGGTCGATCTGATGTAAAATAATTGGACGGGGAACGCTGGCAGGCGCTCAACCCGTCCTAGTAGGAGCCAAGCTGTTGAGCAGTGGAACAGCGAAGGCGGAACGCATGACACGGATGCGTTGACCCCAATATAGCTTGGGTTCGGCGTCTCCACAACAAAAAGGAGGAGGCCATGAGCATCAAAATCATGTCAATGATCTGGGATTGCGGCCCAGAAAATCAGTCTGAAAGATTTGTTCTCTTGGCACTTGCAGATTATGCAAATGATGAAGGTGAATGTTGGCCTTCGATCGGTGGTGTGGCGCGCAAGACGTGTTTGACAGATCGTGGTGTTCGCAAGATTATTCGTCGCCTTCAGGATACAGGGTGGCTGGAAATCAAAGAAGGTGGCGGTCGCAAAAACTGCAATCTTTATCGGATAAAAACCCTGAACCACGTTCAGCCTGAACACAGTTCCCCCCTGAACATGGTTCCCGAAAACCCTGAACCACGTTCCCTAAACCCTGAACACGGTTCAGCCGAACCATCAAGAACCATCAAAGAACCATCATCTTATAATAGTGCGCGCCAGATCGTGGACGTTCTTTGCCAATGGGCATCAGAGGATGCGGTTCGCAGCTTCATTGCGTATCGTCGCAAGCAAAAGGGAAAAGCGCTGACGCTGACAGCAGCCAAAAGACTTGCCAGCAACCTGAAGGAAATTTTTAATAACGGAGGAAACACAGATGACGCACTTGGTCTCGCAGAAGAACGTGGCTGGCAGTCTATCAGCCCTGAATGGTATTTTAACGCAACTGCCAACTCACGTCCCACCAGAAACAGCGGAGGACATAACGCGCTCATGGCGGGATTTGCTGCATACGCCTCTAAACTCGAAAAGTGAACGCGACGCGCTCGAAGAAGCGATGCACAAACTTTCTACGCCTGCGCCCGCAAAGTGGATCACTGGCCGCATCGCTTCATTGCTTGCTCAGTATTTCCAAGGCGACATTTCCGAAGGCATTATGAGTTTGATCGCTGATGACTGGTATCACGAACTTAAAGACCTGCCTGCGTGGGCGATTGCCAAGGCTGTTCGATGGTGGACTGGCCGCGACAATCCCGATCGCCGCAAGAAGCCATTGCCAGGCGACATCGCCGATCGAGCGCAGACAGAACTTGGCCCTCTTTTCGTGGCACGCTCAGCGATAAAACGCTTCGACAGCGGAACTGTTTTGGCGATCGAAGAAGCACCACGCGAGCGATTGAGTAAAGAACGTGCTGCGGAAATCATGGCCGTAGTTGGCTTTGCTGTCAAAAAATTTGGCCAATAATGAAAAAATACTTTGCATGTTGTTTGATCTGGGTTTAATCTGGTCAGACGACGTTCGGTTCTGGAAAACAGGGAAATTCTACGAGCAAGCCTCGCATCAATCTGCCTTTCAAATCTTCACCCGCAAAGACAAAAGCGAAAAAACCGAAAATTGTCCCTGCCGCACCTGCTGGCACGTTGCCCGTCGCCCCGCCAATATACGGGCAATTGGTTTGGGCCAAGCCGAGTCTCCCGCGCTCCGACCTGCAACTCAATCCAGGCCATGCTCCGGGCGTATTGCGGCTCACTCAGGCCAAATACAAAGTCGGTAGTGCGGTGATTGATCAAACGACCTATTTCCGCAATCAAGTATTCGGTGCGTTGAATTGGACCTATAATACCACGGCCCAAAAAGATGAGGCGGTAGCGCCGACGTCGCTTGTCATAGCGGGTGTCTATGTTGGCGACTTCGACATGCCCCTAAGCCACAAGCCTGCTTGGGCGGCTGGGCAAGGCAATTACACCACGGGGCTCCACTGGGACAAAGCCACCAGCCACATCAAACAACCCGGCTTGGTTGGTCGTAGCCTGAAACTTTACCAACCAGCGTCGGTAGGTGCGCGCTATATCGTTGAGATCGACTAGGCGGGCAGGCGGTGTCGTCTGTCGCGCAGCGTGGCCCAAGCACCAAGCAAGTCCATCTGTTCCGACTTGGTCAACGCGCCCAGCACCGCCTCCGACTGCACCTCAAGCGTGTCAGCAACCGAGTCCTCACGCACCATACGGTCGAGCCGCTCAACGTCAGGCAAAACCGCTTCCGGGACAGGCAGTAGCAACTTCTCGATCTCGCTCGGCACGAGTTCGAGCACCCCGCCGCCGTAGTGACGCCCTTCAAGTTCGGCGCTGAGGGCCGTCAAGGCGTTGTAGAAGCCATAGACCAGCGCATCCGCTGTGCCACGCAGCGCCCGAATGCGATATGCGGTGTCAGTCGTGTAGGCACCTGCACGGTTTAGGATCAGACGGGGCGTATCGTGACTCCGCTTGAGCATTCCGACCTCGGTCGCGTGAACCGATGGGACCGTGTACCAAGGGCTTCGGATTCGGCACTTGTATCGCTTGTGCAGGTCTTCACTTTCGCCGGAGGCGATATAGGCGCGGCCTTTCGCGCTCTCTTCGACGGACCGATCCAGCCAAAGGAAGTTAGTCGGCTTGCCGGTGGCGGCGTTGCGGGCGTGCTGCGCGTCGTCGTAAATCACGCCCGGACAGTGATCACTCCGTCCGAACATGGGGTGCGCCCACTTTTCCAAGCCATTTTGTTTTACGACCTCATCCGTAACGAGGAAGAACTTGTTGGCCCCTGTGACGATGCCCACGTCCACCTTCGCGGCATCAGAAAAGCGGCAGAACCGAGAGTCGGCTTCCACGGCGTCTAGGATGGAGAGTGTCGCCGCGGGAACCAGCGCGCGTGTCCACTTCCCCTGAATGGTCTTCCCGTTGATCGCCTGCGGCTTGTTGAACACCGCCTCTGGGTCTTCGTTGAGGAAGCCACGACCAGAAACGCGATGAATGCCGAGGCCTTCGCCGTGGACCTTCGGCGTCTTCTTCTTCTCGGCCATCAGCAGCACGGCACCTTGCAACGTGCCTTCGAACCAAATTTCCTGCGGGTCCACGATCACGATGCGGCGGCATTGTTGTCCGAGGTAGGTCCGCAGCGACTGTGCGTGCATGACGTGGACAATCTCGGAGGGGACAACCATTGCCAGTCGTCCACCGGGGCGAAGCAATTCCATCGACGCGAGGATGAAGGGTACCCATGCGTTGGTATGCTTGGTGAATTTGCAGCCGAGGCGATCAAACACGCGCTCGGCGTTGGCTTGGAAGTCAGCAGGAAGGTATTGGTATCTGATGAACGGAGGGTTGCCGATCACCGCATCAAACTGACAGGGCTTCGCTTGCAATGCCCAGCTAAAGAAGTCTCGGTTGTGAACGGTGCAATCGGGTATGCCGCGCGCCGACGCCTTGGCCGCTTCCTCAGGCGCAAGTTCGAAAGCGGTCACGGTTGCGTTCGTGCCCAACAGACTTGGGAAGAACGCTCCATCACCGCAGCTAGGCTCTAACACGCGTTTGCCAGACGTTGGCGCAACCCAGCGGGTGAGGAATTGGGCGAGGTCGTCAGGCGTGTAGTAGCCACCGCGCAGCTTCTGTTCTGATTCTAACGCGATGAAGTTCATGTTGCCTGTCCCTGCCTCTTTGTTCTTATTGCGTTCCCACGGTTTACGATTGGTGAACTGCTAACTGTTTATCGCAAACCAAAGCGTTTCGCCAACCATATTTGGTGGCAGGGCATTGATGCGATACCGAATGTCGTTTGCCTTCTACAACGTAAAGTAGGCGCCGGAAAGTGCGTCCGCGTTGCAAAATCGTTGCAAAAACGAAAAAAGGCGATCCCGGAGGGTCGCCATTTTTTGTTTACAACCAAGTGGTTGATTGGCTCCAGCGGTAGGGATCGAACCTACGACCAATTGATTAACAGTCAACTGCTCTACCGCTGAGCTACGCCGGAACTTGTGGACCGGGATATAGCAACACATCTGCGCCTGGTCTAGGGGGGATTTGCAAAAATCACTATATTTCTTTTGGGGCCTTAGCGCAGCGATACAGGCGTGTTTTCATTCATATTTCCTTCAAATTCAGCCTGCCCCGACCATACCAGATCCAATAAATGAGCGAAGAGGTTGCGTTGCGCCGCCCTGCCTAACGCAAGGCCAAATACTCGATCAGATTTGACGCGAATTTTTTAGTGACGATTTTAGTTAATTTTCCGTCTGAATCAGTATATCCCATTTCGCAGAAAATTACTTTAAAAACAGGCTTTTTCATCAAAATTTCTTGTATAAATTCGATTTGACGGCGCGTCGCTTTATCTGATTTTTGCTCCAGCCCTGGCCGAGGAATGGGGTTGAATGCGGTCAATGGCCTCATGTCCGCGTCCTTTATGAAATACCCGTCCATACTGCCCTTTGCGACAAATGGCGAGTGCACATCAATTTTCAGACGTTTTTCTCCGCCATAAAGGGTAACGCACTTTTCGTCTCCCGGATTGTCCCATTTTTTCGCGACCTGCGCCAGCGCCATTGCGTAATCGAACAAACAGCCTAGCACACCAGAACAGTCTATTTGCAACTCAGTTAGGCGTCGCGCGCGGTTTGTAACCATGTTTTTGCTACGTATCAGAGGCCCGGTGACAGCGCGCTCACAACTGACATAAACTTCCCTATTTTCTTTGCGCGTGGGGCAATTCATGTACCCCTCAAACTGCGATTTAGCGCTTCCTATGTTTTTCAAAATTTCTTCTAGTTTGCCTGAAATTTCTGAATCTTGTTCGCCTAAAATATTCATGGCGGTTTCTATAATTTTCGCGCAGCCGTCTAACGTTTCAGTATATTTTTTTTCAAACTCGTTGCGCTGTTTTCTTGGGTCACTTTTGGTTGAAAAAACCTCAATAGTCATTGGATCGGCTCCATCTCAGTTAATAAATAGATTTAGTACGCTTCGTCGCCCCAAAAAATCTCGTTTTCGCCAAACGCCTTTTTCGCCATCGCGACAATTTTCTTAGGCGGAAACTTCTGGCAACCTCCATTCGAAATTCTCATAAATTCGTCTGCGCATTTGGCGATTTCACCTATAATTATGATAATATTTTCTGATGTGTTTAGCCCCGCATTCTCTGCGATGAATCGTGCAAATCCAACTGAGCCTCTATTGAACTGTTCATAGGCTCTCTCAATGGCTGATGTCATTTTAATCTCCGTGAATTTTTGTTTCTCTTCATAGGTTAGTTATATATAAAAAATTTTCCCACGTCAATTAAAAATATCGAAATATCGAAAAAAATATTAATTTAATGAAAAAACACTTTACTTGTGCCGCCGGCTTTGGTAAAACGATATAACGATAGAGGAGTAATCGGATTATGGATTTTGCAACACAAATGCGCGCACGGCGCGCGGTACTAGGCCTATCTCAAGAAGAGGTTGCCGTCGCGAACGGGATGGCGCCGGGCACAATTTCGCGTCTAGAAAATGGGGAAAATTCCACACTGGGGACGATTAAAACTTTGGAAGAATTTTACAAAAAAATGGGTGCCGAGGCGGGGCCAGCGGGACTCCTCCCGCAAGACAAAATTGTCATATCGGTGACAAATCCTGACACGTCGGGCAACAAGTAATCTATATTCCCCGCTAAAGCAAAAAAGAAGTGGAAAAGACAATGCAAGTTACGATGATCGCAGGGAACGTTGGCAAAGACGCGGTGCTGCGCCGCACAGGAAACGGTGACGCGGTTCTTGGTTTCTCTGTGGCCGTGAACAACGGCAAGGACAAGAACGGCAACAAGCGAGACAGCACATGGTTTTCGTGCTCGGTCTGGGGCAAGCGCGCTGAAAGCCTTGAAAACTACATCAAGAAAGGCACGAAGGTGGCACTGACTGGCCGCGTTGGTGTCGACGTTTACGAAGGGCGCGGATCGCTGACGTTGAACGTGAACGAACTGACGTTCATGAGGCGGATCGAAGTAGGACGTGAGCCAGTGCAGTACCATGATGCGCCGCACCCGCGTTCCTTAAATGATCTTGATGACGATATTCCGTTTTGAGGTCTGATCGATGACGGAAGTTTTACCAATCGATTTATCGAAGGATCGTAGAGGAGCGTTCCCGATCGCTGTGCAGCACGCAAAGCAGGGCGAACAAATCGTATATCATCAGGGCGCTTTCTGCGCTGGGCCACATCGTGAAGGAGCGATGATCGCCAAGGAAAAAGGATATGTGGTTCTTGTTCAAAAAAGAGTCGGAACTGCGAATTTCAAATACATCGCAATTCGAACGAAGAAGGAAATCAGTTAATGGCTCCATGCGCGATAAGTGCAAAGTTTTTTTAGGCTATAAAAAGGCAGGGTGGCATTTTGCAAAGAAATGCGTTATGTTTTTCGATGTAAGCCGCCTCCTGCTCCATCGGAGAGAACATGCAGAAGCCAAAATATAAGACCGTCTTGGTCGAAAAACTTATACCTTACGCACGAAACAGCCGCACGCAGGTGATTTTACAAAAAATTGAGAAGGCACGCGCGCGCGGCTTCAACGCGGTGGCCGATTTTGAAATCCCTCAGATCGAAGCATGTCTCGCCCGTGCGATGAAGGCGGCATAGTTTACAGCGCGACTCATTTATTCAAAAAATCTGTGCCAAGGAAGCTAGATCATGAACAGAACGCACATTCTGGAGACGGCAAACGAATACGTCACCAGAGATAGGGTTGCGACACATGGTGATGCTGAAGACAGTTTTGGAAAACTGGCTGCAATATGGGGCGCACGTCTTGGCGTTCATATTCGACCAGATCAGGTCGCAATTATGATGCTTGATCTGAAGACAGTCAGGGCATGGGATAACCCAAAGCACCAAGACAACTGGATCGACATGGCTGGTTACGCAGCGTGCGGTGGAGAGATCGCCACGAAAGATTGATCTTTTGCTAAATTCTTTTTATACTTTCTGGATAAAGCAGCCCCCTGTTTCACGGAGAGACAAATGGAGCCAGAATATAGGACCGTCTCGGTCGAAGAACTTATACCTTACGCACGAAATAGCCGCACGCACTCTGAAGCACAGGTCGCAAAGATCGCAGCAAGCATTAAAGAGTTTGGCTTTCTCAACCCAATCATCACTGACGGAAAGAACGGCATCGTTGCTGGTCATGGCCGCGTTATGGCTGCGCAAAAGCTGGGTCTAAAGGAGCTGCCCGTCATTGAGGCATCACACCTGACAGAAGCACAGAAGCGCGCGTATGTGATTGCAGACAACCGCCTTGCGCTCGATGCCGGGTGGGACAACGATATGTTGAAGGTCGAACTGCAAGAACTAAACGATCTGGATTTTGACCTTTCACTGACAGGTTTTGATGAAAAGGAACTTGATGGTTTCCTTGAGCCAGAGCCGATTGAAGGTTTGACCGACGAGGATGCGGTTCCAAAAGTGCCAGAGGTTCCTGTTACCGTAGAAGGCGATGTGTGGCTTCTTGGTCGGCATCGGCTGATGTGCGGGGATAGCACCAGCATCGACGCGGTGGAGAAACTAATGGATGGCGCAAGAGTTGACTTGGTTTTCACAGACCCACCATACAATGTTGCTTTTAACGGTCGCAGTGGGAAGCATGACGTTATCAAAAACGATAACTTGTCAGATGCGGATTTTGCGGACTTTATTGATGGCACTATAGCAACCATCAAGGCTGTAAACCCAAAAGCATACTATATTTGGTGCAATTGGGATTTTTATGGAATTCTGCAAGGCAGGCTGGAATATAAGTCGTGTATTGTGTGGGCTAAAAATGTTTTTGGCATGGGGGTTGGATACAGGCACCAACACGAGTTTTGCTTATTCAATGGTAAAATCGATGAAGTAATCAAAAACGAAAGCGATCTGTGGTCGATCAAAAAAGATAGCAAATACATGCACCCAACGCAGAAGCCTGTAGAGTTGTCTGTGCGCGCGTTTGGAAACCATGTAAAACTATTGAACGTGTTGGATTTGTTTGGCGGCTCTGGGTCTACGTTGATCGGCGCAGAGCAAACGGGACGCAGCAGTTACATTATGGAACTTGACCCAAAGTATTGCGACGTAATCATCAAACGCTGGCAGAATTTCACGGGCGAACAGGCAACGCTTGAAGCCACTGGTCAAACCTATGACGAACTCAAGCAAGATCGGGAGGCAGCGTAATGGCAAAGCCTGGCCCAAAAGGACCGAGCAAACCAATGACCGAAAAAAATTTGGAACAGCTTATCAACATGATCCGCATTCAATGCACTCGCGATGAAATTTGCAACATACTTGGTATGAGTGACACCACCTTGAACCGCCGCATCAAGGAGCAAGGCATTGAGGGTGTGGATAATTTTGAAGCCCTCTATAAAAAGCACCAAGGGGAAGGCAAAGCATCTTTGCGCCGCGCCCAGTGGAAAGCGGCCCAAGATGGCAATGCAACGATGCTCGTCTGGCTTGGCAAGCAGATGCTCGGCCAGAAGGACAAGCAAGAACTGTCTGGGCCTGATGGCGGGTCGATCCCTGTTGCGATACGACGCACGATCGTTGATCCGAAATCAGAATGAAGCTGGACATCAAAACTCCACGCTGGTCGGTCCCGATCCTGAAGCGCGAAGATGCGCGTTACATCGGCGCGTATGGCGGACGTGGTTCTGGCAAGTCGCATTTTTTTGCTGAACTGCTGGTCGAACGATCGGTGATGGGCAAGGTCGATGCGGTTTGCGTCCGCGAGGTTCAGAAGTCTTTGGCGCAATCGGTCAAGAAGCTGATCGAAAACAAAATACAGGATCTTGGCGTTGGGCATATGTTTGACGTGCAGCAATCGCAGATCAAATCCAGTCACGGCGGCATCATCATCTTTCAGGGGATGCAGAACCACACCGCAGACAGCATCAAATCACTTGAAGGATTCGACATTGCGTGGGTCGAAGAAGCGCAATCGATCAGCCAGTTTTCGTTGGACCTTCTGCGCCCGACAATCCGCAAACCAAACTCGCAGTTATGGTTTAGCTGGAACCCGCGATACGAAGACGATTCAATCGAAGGCTTGATGCGTGGCCCAGCCGCGCCGCCTGACAGCGTTTGCGTTGAAGTGAATTACAGCGACAACCCGTGGTTTCCAGACGTTCTTCGGGACGAAATGGAATACGACAAGAAGCGCGACCCTGATAAGTATCTGCACGTTTGGAAGGGCGATTATGTCCGCAATAGCGCAACGCGCGTATTTAAGAACTGGACAATCGAAGACTTCGAGGCACCGCCAGAGGCTATCCACCGGATGGGCGCTGACTGGGGGTTTGCGACAGACCCAACTGTAGGCATTCGCTGTCACATCATTGGGCGCAAGCTGTTTATTGATTATGAAGCGTATCAGGTTGGGTGCGAAATTGTGGACACGCCCTCGCTGTTCATGTCGATCCCAGAGGCGGAAAAGTGGCCAATGGTGGCAGATAGTGCGCGACCAGAGACAATCAGCCATATGCGCAAGAACGGCTTTCCCAAGATCCAGCCAGCGATCAAAGGCCCGAAGTCGGTCGAAGAGGGCGTTGAGTGGCTCAAGAGCTTTGACATCATTGTCCACCCTCGCTGCCAGCACACGATCGACGAACTGACGCTCTACAGCTACAAGACAGACCGCGACACAGGGGCTGTTTTGCCTGTGCTTGAGGACAAGGACAACCACGTCATCGACGCCATTCGATATGCCTGTGAGGGTGCCAGAAGGGCAAACGCGCAACAGAAAGCAAAGGCCAAGCCGATCGCCACAGTCATGCCCATCGCTCGGTGATTGTTTTTCTTTGCAAAGTATCCTATAATTTCGGCAAACCTTTATGCGGGGCAGAAACGTGGCGAGATTAACCAAAAAAGAACGTCTGGCGAATGTTCATCAAGAAGCCTTGATGGAATTTGACAGTATCCAGTCCGCAATGCGCGAAGAGCGGCGTCAGTGCCTTGAGGATCGCCGTTTCTACTCCATTGCCGGTGCGCAGTGGGAAGGCAATCTAGCAGAGCAGTTCAACAACAAGCCGCGCTTCGAGGTGAACAAGATCCACCTGTCGGTTATGCGGATCATCAACGAATACCGCAACAACCGCATCACTGTTGATTTTATCAGTAAGGACGGTGACGAACACGATAAGCTGGCCGACACTTGCGACGCCTTGTTCCGCGCTGACGAAGAAGATAGCTGCGCCGATGAAGCATATGACAACGCCTTTGAAGAAGCTGTGGGCGGTGGCTTTGGTGCGTTTCGCTTGCGTGCTGTTTACGAAGATGAATATGACGAAGACAACGACAATCAGCGTATCCGCATAGAACCGATCTATGACGCTGACAGCACCGTGTTCTTTGACATGGACGCCAAGCGCCAAGACAAATCAGATGCGCGTCTGTGTTATGTTCTGACCGCCATGACGCGCGATGCTTACGTTGCTGAGTGGAATGATGATCCAAGCAGCTGGCCGAAAGAAATTCACCAGTATGAATTTGACTGGGCAACGCCTGATATGGTGTATGTCGCCGAAGTTTACCGCGTTGAAGAGGCGTCCGAACTGATCCGTATCTTCCAAACCATCGACGGCGAAGAAGAGCGGCACAGCGAACGTGACTTTGAAGATGATGAAACGCTTGAGGAAACCTTGGAAGCCATTGGCACGATTGAGGTGCGTCAGAAGCGGGTGAAGCGCCGCAAGGTTCGCAAATACATCATGAGCGGTTCAGGCATCTTGGAAGATGCTGGATACATCGCTGGCACTGAAATCCCGATCGTGCCTGTCTATGGCAAACGTTGGTTCATCGACAATATCGAGCGTTGCATGGGCCACGTTCGCCTTGCCAAGGATGCCCAGCGCCTCAAGAACATGCAGTTGTCCAAGTTGGGTGAAATCTCTGCGCTGTCCACTGTCGAAAAGCCACTGTTTACGCCAGAGCAGGTGGCCGGCTTCGAGGTCATGTGGGCCGAGGATAATCTCAGGAACTTTCCGTATCTGCTGCTGAACACAGTGGCAGATGCAAACGGCAACGAAAGCCTGGCTGGCCCGATCGGCTACACTAAGACCCCGCAGATCCCTCCTGCCCTCGCTGGCCTGCTGCAGATCACCGAGCAGGACATCACCGATCTTCTGGGCAACCAGGAAGCCGGTGAGCAAATCCAGAACAACATCTCTGGCCGTGCGATTGAGCTGATCCAGAACCGCCTGGACATGCAGTCGTTCATTTACATGTCGAACATGGCCAAGGCGATCAAGCGTGCCGGCGAGATCTGGCTTTCGATGGCCCGCGACATCATGGTTGAACATGGCCGCAAGATGAAGGGCATGGGCTCGCAGGGTGAGCTTTACCGCATCGAGCTGGGCAAGCCGGTGCTGAACCAGGAAACCGGCGAAGTCGAATACGAGAACGATCTAAGCAAGGCCAAGTTCGACGTTGCTGTTGAGGTTGGCCCGTCTTCGTCTTCCAAGCGTGCCGCAACTGTTCGTTCTCTGATGGGCATGATGCAGCTGGCATCAGACCCGGAAACGCAGCAGGTGCTCGGCGCAATGGCCATGATGAACATGGAAGGCGAAGGCATCTTGGAAGTGCGTGATCACTTCCGCAAGAAGCTGATCCGCATGGGCGTTGTCGAGCCAAGCGACCAAGAGAAAGAAGAGCTGGCGGCAGAGCTGCAGCAGCTGGCATCGCAGCCTGACCCGCAGTCGCTGTATCTGGAAGCCGAGGCCGCGAAGTCTCAGGCACAGGCAGTCAAGGCCCAGGCCGATACCCAATACACCTTGGCACGCACCGAAGAGACGCGCGCCAAGACCGTCGAGACCCTCGCTGGCATCCAGCAGAAAGAGCGCTCGAACGTAGTGAACACAGCCAAAGATCTTCAGCAGGTAATCTCTGGCCCCGAGATGCGGCAACCACCCAGCCGCACACAATAATGGGTGAGAATTGAACGAGGATCTGTATGACACTTGAGAAGGCAGTATTAGACGACGACATCGAACTAAATGACACCGAGGCAGAGGAGCCGGAGGTCGAGCTTGATGATGACGAAGGAGAAGCCAGTGAAGGGGAGGCCGAGGAAGCTGACCTGGAAGAAGGCGAACTGGAAGGCAACATCGAAGAAGCCGAAACCTATGAGGCCGAAGCCGAGGATGATTACGTTGTCACAATTGACGGGGAAGCGCCTGACCCCGAAGATGAAGAGGAAGCTCGCGCCCCAGATTGGGTTCGGAATCTTCGCAAGCAGTATCGTGAGGAACAGCGCCGCGCCAAGGAACTTGAGCAAGAGCTCGCGCAGCTGAAACAAGGGTCAGCCCCTGCCGCCCAGCCGCTCGGACCAAAGCCCACTCTGGAAGCCGCCGACTACGACACCGAGCGATATGAAAAGGAACTTGCGACGTGGTATGAAAAGAAGCGTCAGCA